GTTTAAGAAGCTGACGTCTGGCCGCGGGTTCGGTATCAAACCTACGCCGATCGTGTTTGTTCTGTGCGTGTTGATCGCGCTGGCTGCCACTGGGTTTCCCATATACATAAGCCGACCGCGCTGCCGCATTGTATAATTGTTGTCGTCAATATCCTGTTGTGGTGAGCCGGATAACGCGGTGAAGCCCTTCGTCGCCCTCTTTGTTGTGGACGATCCGAACTCTCCGTATCCGAACCCGCCTGATACTGTTCGTCTCATAAAAACACCTACTGTTCTAACCAGTTCATTTCCTCATCGGCCATATAGACCTTTGCGCCGTTTACGACGTAGATCGTTGACATGGGCGCAAGAATATCGTTTATCCCCAGCCCGTCGATCCCGTCGCCGGTCGTCGGAAACGTCGCCGGAATGTTGGTAGATCCAAGATCGACTCTCACCTTCCGCGTTCCGTCACCGTTCGATTTTATAAGTTCCGCTTTTATCAGTTCCATTTTTACCCTCCTTACCAGTCTCTCGGCACTACGCCAAGCGTCCTTCTCTTTGTCCGTCCCTGTTCCAGACGGTCTTTTTCTGCCATGAGCTTATCCCACAAGGCAAGCACTCTGTCTGCCGTCATCGTGCTTCTTGTCACGGACCGATCGCCGATCGTATAAGACTTGTACTGTCCACTCGATAACGCTCCGCTCTTCGCCGGGTACAGATTGTTAAGATCGATCACGACAGTCTTGTACCGGAAGTTGCTCGTGTAGAGCGCCGTCACGTATGGTATCCCGTTTTCTGTTTCTGCGTCATAATGGATGACATAGCCGTGTGCCATAGCTATAGTTCCTTTCCGTAAATGCTGTCTACCTTCTTCCGCGGCGTTTTCCGCTTTTTCGGAGCGTCAGTTTTTTTCTTCTTTCCTCCCGCGGCTGTTTCGATCTTATCCCGCTCCCTCGACATATCCAGATTCATTACTTCCAGAGCGGCGTTCGCGTAGTTTCTGCAATCAAGCGGCTCGTTCCGCTCGTAGATCTTCTCCCATTTCGGCTTCCCCTGCGGCGTATGCGTGAACCGCTCCGCCATAAGTCCGAGGAAGTAAGTGCGGTCATACCCTCTCTTTGGATCCAGCGGGAAATGATAGTACGACGCGCCAGGCTCATCGACGGCAAGCGCTGAGTAGATATGCTCTTTCCCGGCTGAAACACCGATACGGTAATACCAGATATTTCCCCTCTTGCCCGTCGTCGGGTTTTTGAAGGAGAGCTGCTTCGGTTTGTCGGTGTATGGGTCGTTGTCGTTGTTACTTCCCATGATTCCGAAGATCCTGTTGAACCGTCTTAAGCCACACTGTTCTCTCACGTCCTGGCTGTAATGGCCGTTCAGGTCGATGAATGTAAGCGAAATCTTAAATCCGACGCCATCCGGGTTAAGAAACCTTCGTTCCAGAAGATCGTCCACCCTCTCCCACACTTTCGGGTCAGAAGGCTTTCCCATGATCCTCCCGTATTCGATGCCCCAGCTCTCGCCGTTCATCCCGTGGCCAACCACCTCGTATTCCAGCCGGTCGTCCTGCGTATCCATTCCCATTGTCAGAACATATACGCCTTTTGGTACTTCCGCGCCGTAGTCTTCACGGCGAGCCAGAAGACCGTCTGCGTTCTCTTCGTTCTCTTTGTCTTCCCAAAGTTCGCCGAAACCGGTATTGACTGCGACCTTAAGAAGCTCTATATCCTTTCGCCTGTTCGCCGTCAGGAAGCTCCTGATCACGGACTCCCATGTTTTCCAGGGCGAATAAAAACCGGTGATCCAGAATGACCGGACGCCGGTTTCTATAGCTTTCGGGTTCCTCGGCTCCCAGCGCTGCGGAAGGCGTCTCGCGTCTTCTTCTGAAATGGAGCAGCCGCACGCCGGGCAGCACCAGCTTATATCTGATATAAGCACCGTCTCCATGCCACCGTCGCCGATAAACTCGTGCTGAAATTCTATGTTTGAGAACCGTATCTGGTTCCACTCTTTGCAATGAGGGCATTGCGTTACCCACTCTTCCTGTGTGCCGAGTGCGTATGCCTTCTCGATCCTTGACGCTCCCTTTGTGGTCGGCGTGGACACAAGAACGATCTTCCTGTTATAGAAGTTACTCGTTCTGGCCGTCAGAAGCTCGACCGGGTCGCCTTCGCCGCCTGCGCTCGCCGCCCAACGGTCGATCTCGTCACCGAACACGTAACGCGCCGGGACTGATGCAAGGTCGGCAGGCGCGTTGGATCCTACAAGGGTAAGCATTCCTCCCGGAAAGCTCTTCCGCCGGATCGTATTGTTCGTATCCCGGCTCTTACTCTCGCCGAGCTTTTCCCTGATCCGTGGGTTGTCCCTGATATACGGCGCAAGCCGCCGTTTGGAAAAGTCCTCGACAATATCCTTTGTCGGCTGACCAAACATAACCGGCCCTGGATCCTGATCTATGAGATAGCCAAGCATATTTCTCTGTAAGGCTGTCTTTCCCATCTGCGCCCCGGCAACCAGGACGATACGCTCCACGCGGTCTTCCGTGAAAGCATCCATGACTTCCTTAAGGTAAGGTGTCCGGCTCGTTTTCCATCGGCCGGCCTCCGCGGAGTCGTCCGTTGACAGTACCACGTAGCGATCCGCCCATTCTGTCACGGTCAGCCCTTCCGGTGCTTTGAACCCTTCGCACACGCTCTGCATCACGGCATTCAGTTTCTTTGCCGCATCATCCGTCATCTTCTTCGCCCTTCTCGCTCATCCAGTCGGTTCGTTCCCTCACGCGCTTCTTGTACTCGTTCCGGTTGTACTGGAACCGTTCCAGGTCTTTCAGGACAGATAACACTTCGCGCTTCACGACGCCCTCTGCCTCCTTCGCCGTCCGCGCCGCTGCGCAATCCATCGCGCACGTCCCGGGAAGCGCCAGAAGCTCGCCTCGTATCTGCGTGACCAGCGCACCGGTGATTTCCTTTACATCGTCGGAAGAATGGAGCCGTCCTTGCAGTTCGTCGCGTCGCATTTTCTCAATCTCGGCTCTCGCCTCCTTAAGGTCTGCGTCTGCTTTTAACCGCCTTGCATTATCGTCCTCAGAGCCGGGAGTAAGCAGTGGCTTCCTCCTGTTCTTATCTTTAAGATACTGGATGTACCTTTTCGTACATTCGTCCTTGTCGTACCTGCGAACGCTGCGGCCTCTTACGACGTGCATTTCCGGTTCGATCACTTTGTTGTCTACCAGATCGTCAATGCTCCTGATATTCTGAAAGCCGAAAAGGTCTCTTAAGACGTCAGGTTTTACTATCTCTCTTTCTGTTGTTTGGTTTTTTCCTTCATTATTCTTCCCGCTCATAATCGTCACAGTTTCGGGATTCTCACCACAAATATCTTTTCAGGTGATGCTGAAATCTTTTCTCCATTCCATCATTCAACGCCTTACTCACTTTCGGCTTCGTGTTTCCGTCGCCGTCCTGGATCATCTGCGGGATGGCGATAGTCTTAAACGGCGAGATCGGAAGACGCTTGACCAGCTTTCCGCCTTTTCGCTCCCTCTGGAAGACAATCGACTTGCCGCCCTGCGAGCTGGAATGCGCGAGGAAAGGTTTTCCTTTACCGCTCTTCCCGCGGATCTTCTTCCGCTCTCTGTTTTTGAAGACCTTCATTGTTATGTCGTACTCGTCATACTGGCTCGATTGATGCGGCCGGTTCTTCGGCTGCATCGAAAAGTGAACCGGAGTAAGATGCCGCCCGGAATAGTGGAATGTCACATTATCGACCGCCACTCCCCCAAAGTTTGCCGCTCCTCCTGAATAAACAGAAGCAAGCGCACCTCTTACCTCAGATCTCGTTATGCTGTATTCCTGAACAACGCCACCGGCGATCCAGCCGGGGCCTCTTGACCTCACGTCTGCGATCGTCGCTTTCACGGCGTTCGGCGCTGCGGTGGCCATCTTCTCTAAACCCTTGTAAACTTCGCTTGCGTCCAGGTGAAAAGTTTTCTTCCCGCCATAGAACCGCTGCGCTCCGTGCGCAACCTTTGACATGACGACCGCCTCCTTCCATCAAAAAACAGAAAGGACGCCTGGCAACGTGGCGTCCTTTCTCTGCGATAAGGAGAATTGAGAGGATAATAATGAACGATTTCTTCCATCTTAGCAAATTCTTATGGTATTATTGTACCCCCTTGACACACCCCGTGAGTCCGTGCATTTTATTTTTTCTGAAAGTAATTATAGTATAGATAAATGTCTGAATTGTATATACAACTAACTCGTTTTTGGGACTCCCCGCACCGCATTCGAGGGGTACTTCTCTGACAGTACCTCCGAACGCCAGTTCGACGCCGCCCGGATCCTTTCCAGCCGGATCCAGAGGAGAGGCGGAGCGGTAAAGGATCCCAAACAAAACGACGGAAGCCGCCCGGACCCGTCCCGGCCTTCCTTCCGTTTTTCTTCTTTTTAAGCTTCCGCCGCCTGCCCGCCGTCCATCCCTGAAAGGCGTCAAGCCTTAAGCGCTGCCTTATATAATATCCAGGCGTGGCCGGCCGGATCTATTCCAGGCGGACCGGATCTAATGAGGAGAGGCCGCGCCGGGCGGATCCTGCGCGAAAAACATTTTGCAAACATTTTCGCCGCTTCCATTCTTCCATGCTTCCGCCGTCCTTCCGCCGGATCCGTTCCCGCCGTCCTTCTTATAATAGGACCATAGCGCCGCCCGCTTTCCTTTATGTTTCCGTCTGGACCGCTTCCGCCCTTTCGGCTTCCTTTTCTTCCGGCGAACGGATCCCTTCCAGGCGGACCGGGTCCAGTGTGCTTTTTATTTCCATATAGCTTCCTTTAAGTTTCCGCCGGCCGGATCCGTCCCGGGTAAATATTCCTAAAAAGATATTGTTTTGAGTAAAGATCTTAAAAAGATATTGTTTCAATAAGAATAAGCCGCGCCGGATCCGTCGCGGACCCGCCCGGCGTGTTTTGGCTATTCTGCATCATATCCCGCACGCTTTAAGAAGAAGCCTGCCGGGACCTTATAAGCGCCGGATCTTTTCCAGATCTTCCAGGCGGATCTTTCCAGGGCAAAAAGAAAGACGGCCCGCCGGCCGTCCTTCTTATATTGATATTCTGTTTTTTTAGGATCCAGGCGCGCCGGATCCAGTACGGATAAACTTTTCATCTATTGCGGACCGGATCCAGGCGGACGCGCTTATATTTTCCGCCGCCGCTGCCGCGTTTATCCTTTCTTTGTATCCGGCCGGCATTAAAAAGTTTATCCTGTCCCGGTTTTCTTTTTTCCAGTCGTTCACGCGTTTGTTACTTTTTTTCTTTTGCTCTTCCGTCATTTTTTTGGCTTCCTCCTTTGTTTTCTATTATATATAAGAATAAAGTGGTGCGCACTATGCAAAATGCACAAAAACATTGTGCGCACCTTGTTACTTTTTCCGGATTGACGTGGTGCGCACCACGGGATATAATCAGACCATAGACAAAAGCAAAGCGCCCGACGAATAAGAAAACGGTTCAAGGTTGACACAATCGGCGGCCGTTTCAAGTAGGAAGGAAGCAAGCGAAAAGGAAAACAAAAACATTTTATAAAAGGAGGATCTAAAAATGAACAACGCAACTATTATTTTTAATGAAAGTGTAAACCTTATGGAGGCCGGCATTATCGGAACGACGGGGCGGAAAATGATTGTGCGGTTCCTGGATGAAAACGGCGAAGAAGTCGAAAAGGAAATGATGGAGCCGGAAGAAATCCACACTTTCGCCGACTGGAAAAGCCGCGGGTATTTCGTGAAGAAGGGCGAAAAAGCCATTGCAAAGTTTCCGATCTGGAATTATACGAACAAAGCGCCGAAAGCGGAACGCGAAGCGGCCGCGGCGGAAGGCAAGGAAGCGGAAGCGGATCCCCACTATTACATGAAAGAAAGTTGCTTTTTCAAGCTTTCCCAAACAAGCGCCGCTGAAAAGTTTTTACCGGCCGTTATTTAATACGGCAGCCCGCCCGGAGGACGAAACGCCGGCCCGACGCCGGCGGCGGGGATCCAGGAGCTTGTATATCTCCTGAAAAGAAAACAGATTATACACGGCAGCGGGCCGGCCGAAACGGCCCGACACAAAAAAGAAATCATAAAAGGAGGATCTAAAAATGTTAAGTTGTGAAATTGCTATAGCACAATATGCGAAAGAAGAAGGAAAACCGGAAAAAATAGCTTTCAAGTTTAAGGACGGCCGCGGCCGGTTCGAAATTCTAACAGACCGGATTTTTGGATTTTCTCAAAAAGAAACAAAGATTCTTTTCGGAATGCTTGACACGGCGGAAGACCGCGAAAACATTATCAACACTTTACAAAACTATGCAGCTTTCGCCCTGGAAAAGTTAAATAAATGGTATGAACTGGAAGCCGTCGGCCCGGATCTTAAGGAAGCTGCAAAAATCAAAAAGGTTATAAATAAATATACCACATTTTCAAAAATGCTTTCGGACAGATACGGGACGGAAGCCGCCGCGGGTCCCGAAAAGCTAACTTTCAGGCGGGCGGAAGTATTCGAAATCTTTAAGAAAGAAATTCGCACTTTCTCAGGATGGACTTTTGAAAAGGACGGGATCCCGTTTACATTTTATAAAAGCCCGGCGGACAAAAAGATCTATTTAATACTTGCGGCCGTCGGCCTTGCGGCCGGAACGCTGGACAGTAAAAACGAAATCGACGTTTATTTAACTCAAAAGATCGACACATTTAAGAAAATAATAAAGGCGGAAAGCTTCCAGGAAAGCGAAAAGATTTTTGCGGAAGCTATGAAAGAAGCGGGCTTTTATGCAAGTTATAAGACGCGCCCGGAACTTTCACCCATAAGCGGAAAATTCAAGAAGCCGGCCGCGGATCCCGCGCCCGAAAAGATCCAGGCGGAAGAAAAGCCCGCCGCGGATCCTGTCCAGGAAAAGAAGTCGGAAAGCGTCCCCGCGCCGGAAGAAAAGAAGCCGGAAAGGATCCAGGCGAAAGCGCCCGCGCCGAAAAGGACGCCGGCAGCAAAGAAGGCGCCGAAACTTTATAAAGGCCGCCCGTTATATACACGCGTTTGGTCTTATGCGGGATAGAAAAGGAGGAAAAGAAAATGCAGGATTTCGAACACTACGATTATACAATGACGCTTGAAAAGTTGCGGCGGGTTTTAGCGGATCCCGCCACGGGACCGATCCAGGTTGTTATAAATGGCGAATACTACGACTTATTAAATGAAAAGGAGGATAATAAAAATGAGTAGTTTTGTTATTAAAAAAGAATTATATGTAAAGGCCGCCGGCCTTGTCGCTGGAATTGCGGAAGTAAAAAATGTATGGGTATATGATTATAAGGCCCGCCGCCCGTTTGATAAAAAGCTTTATTATAACGCTTTTGTGGAGTGCTACGAAATGAACGCGTTAAGCGTCCAAGAACAATATAAAGACCCGGAGCCGGAAGCGGACCCAAACGACTATATAAAAGAATTTAACGCCGCGTATATTTGCGGAAGGGATACCGCTATACTTTACCCTGAACGCTTGAAAAACGCAATCATGGATTTAAGAGAGTTTTTCTCTTGTGCTATGTATCAAACGGAAAAAGATGCGTATTATTTCAAAATGCAAATGCTTTTCGACCGGATCCTTGTGCAGCTTATGGAATATTTAACAACGCCGCCCGAAAGAAACGGCTGGAATTTTGAAACGCTGGAAACAATCTAAAAAGGAGGAAAAGAAAAAATGTTTTACGGAAGTAAGGAAGCACAAGAAAAAGAAGCGCGTGAACGCGCGGCGGAATATAGGGAAGCGGCCGGATTTTTTCCGGCCGTGGTGAAAGTCTTAAACGCTTTCGCCGGGAAAGTGTATAACTGCAAGCTTGACAAGGAAACCCGCGCCGCAACAAATAATAAAGTGCGGGCGGAATATAAATACAACTGTATCACGCTTTACACCTGGAACCGCGGCCGCCAAACAACCATAGCAAGCTATAAACCGGAAGAAAGCGACAAAACGCCCGCCGG